AGCTGTTCAATAGCCTTGTTCTTGATACTCTCAAAATCAAACTCTTCTTTCATAAAAAAACTGTGTTAGCAAAGTTAATATTTTATTCTTTGCTGACACAGTTTAATTTACATCCTCAAAGTATCAAATAAAACGGTTGATATATATTCTATCCGTTCAGGTATTAAATTACTTGTTCAGGTTCTTAGCGTAGGCTCAAATACATCCTTCGATCTTGACATGTTAAAAGTAGACCAATTGCCTGATGAATTAACCGATTTAACTATAGAATAGGAGGCTATTAGCCTCCTTATGATACCAGTGTCCATCCATCTATATTGGTAAACTTAGACGAGCTAATTATGATTGCGGTAGTATTAGATATAGCTGTATGGAATCCGTATGATGTAGGGTTTTTAATTGCTAAATCATACCCTCCTGATGCGTTCTTTTTGTAATATATCTGCACTGAATCTATAAGTCCGGATAACTTTGTTAATTTAATTTTTATGTTCCCACCTAAATTATTAGACGCTGTAATATCTATGATGCCACATAACCGAATTCCAGTATCTTGATTACCTACAGTGTAAAAAATCGAACCAACTGCTACATTATTGATAGAACATATTTTTACATATTCATCAAGCGTATTTGCGACAAGAGGTTTTGGTAGACAATTATACATTGAGATTGTTGCAAGACCATTTTTTTTCTCTGTTACCGTTGGCAGTAGTCCTCCCACAACTTCTATATTCTGCTTAATTACTTCGTTAAATTCGATTGTTTCCATAATTATTGTTTTTATGTGTTTAACATTTATTTTTCTAATAACTCTCTAATGGCATTTTGAGCCGGAACATTCATATTTCTGCTTGAAATATCCAGCAAAATGGATATGTATTCTTCTGGAATCTCTACTTCTCCATCCGAAAAATAAATCTTCCTAGCCAATTCATCTACACCTAAATCCGCTGTATTCTGATGAATTATGTTTCCAAATGCCTTTCTAATATCCATCTCTACTGGATGGCCTTCGAAAGTTAACTGTATCTTTACTTTTCTAAAATCTATTTTCTTCATAATTTCTCTTTATCCACAATAAAATTCTAACCAATACGTCCCGTCATAAAGAAAGATTCTTGATCTTTCATCACCTATGGTGAACGTTTCCATAGTACCCACACCGTCTGCACGCATAAACATTCCGTTCATTGTCACATTGCTACCTACAGTTTCTTTCTTCATATAAATTATCTTTCCTTTTTTAGCATTACTTGACATGTTGAATGTTATAGCTTTCGTGTTTTTAAATATAACAATATCATCATTTGTGTATAACAATGAATAATCCGACACCACTCGATGATTAAGCTTTAATCCGTTTATTTCTACGTTTTCACCAGGCCTAGCTTTAAGAAGTACATTCGCCAATACCTCTAATCCGATTCCCTTACCATTGCTAGTTACAGATATACCACGTGTATCTACATTGTCTCCATAAGTATATATTCTAAGTCCTATACTACTGTCTGCTCTGATATAGCACATGATTTGTTCATCGTAATTTATCCGCATAAACCGTTCACCGCTTGCCTCAATCATGATTTTTGTATCAAATCCATTGCATATTAAATTATTACCATTAATATTCCATCCACCGATTTTCCCACTTTTTGCAGTTATTTCCCCGCTTATATCTACATCGGTAGCCGTGAGTCCGGTGGCATCAATCTGATTGGCTTTTATTTTCTTGGTAAGCAACAGCTCGGTTGCTACGAAAGTCCATTCTTGTGAACTCTCCCAATACCCGAGATAACCTGATATGGAAGCCGAAGGGTTATTGTCATGACCAGATGTATGTGTTTTTGTACATAGATATAATTTATCATTATACACAACAACGTCATAAAATTCTTCGCCATCTGCTCCTTGTAAGTATACTACATTCTCTGTCCATGTGCGCATCCGTAGCTTTGCACCCTGTTTACCCCAACTGTTCTTAAGAATTGGAGTTGACCATACAGACCAATTTCCATCTTTAGTGCGCTGGCTTTCCCATACATACGGCATGGATGCAGATACGCTTATAAGTGTACCTGACCAACCTTCTGGAATCGAGCCGTCCTCATTGTTGGAGGTTGGAGCTGATGGGGCTATATTTTGTTGAGTAGCTTTATAACAAGACTCTACCAATATAGCGTCCTGAATACCAACCAAACTGAAACTACCTGTTATCATGTCAGTTTTTTTAAATTGTAGCACTCACAGAGCCGCTAATACCCATTCCTGCTCTTTTTATGTCCTCATAACTCACACTCGCCGTTGCGGCATTGAATGTCGCCCCGCTCTTACCTGTCAGTGTAAAAGCAGCTCCAGTGTTATCACGGATGCTCCAAGTCCATGAGGATACCGTCGCATTATTTCCATCACTCCTTCGGCGGGCTTTCGGAGCCACAAGTGCTGTCTCACCTGTCCGGATGCAGTTGCCGGTGATTCCGGTGATTTCGAAATACACTTCGTATGGGTCTGACACATCTGTGATGGTGACGGTTTCAGATATGGATTCACCTTCCATCGTAGCCGTACACCGTAGCAGCAGCACATTGTCCACATCGGAGTTTGTGACAACCTGTGTGCGGGCGGTGCCCATGGCCACGTTACCGGTACCCAGCAATTTTTCCCACTTGAAGGTTACCCCGGAATAGTCCGATACTTCATTCCCATCCTTGTAAATGGTACACTTGGCTGTCATGGAATCATTCTCGTTCACAAGATAAAACCCTTTGTCATCAGTGATGGTCATAGAGAAAGCGTTACCTGTCGTCTCTTGGATGATTACTTCCTTTGAGATTTCAGAGAAGGACACGGAATTGCCTCCTACTTCCACAGAACCGCTTACCGACAGGCGGTCATTGTCGTAGCCGGATATTGGCACCAGGTTCTTCAGCACCTGTATGGCAGGCAGGTTATAAGAACTGTCTCCTATCTGTGTAGGACGGCTGTCTATCTTCTTGAACACACCTTCCAATCCTTCTGTCGTGCACAGTCCGTTAGAACCGAATGTCAATGCAACACCATTGTATTTCCATTCAATACTACTTGTCTGTGGTATCATTACAGTACCGGAAGCCGTATCACGCAGGATAAGTACAGCGACCGGAAGACTTGCTTCTGGGAATCCGTCCGATTCAAAATCCGGAATAAACTGGTTAGTCCCCTTGTTGTATCGCTGCACGAGTGGATTTCCTTCCACACGTAAAAATCCATTAATTGTGGTTCCGTCCATCAATCCGATAAGCGAAAACCCAGATTCCACTTTATTCATCTAAACCTCCTTTTTCGTCAATATCACTTCCTTCAACTTCTTCACTTCCTTCAATTTCAGGAAGTATTGTCGGTGTATCATACAGACCGGATTCTTTCTGCTCCTGCACAAGCTTGTCAAGTTCTCTCTTTGATCCGATTATCTGTACACTGTCTACGCTTCCAATCACACGCAGCATGGAGAAGTCCACGATGCCGCGTCCGTCTGGAATACGTTCAAAATACTGTATGCCCTTATTCTCGAGCACTTCCGGTTTTACAAGTAGATAACCCATAACTATTCATATTTTGTGGCCGTTACGGCCTTGTTATTATTTACTATTACTTTTCCGTTGCTTGTCACCAGTGCAGTGACCGCATACATACCAACCTCGGCATAAATTGACATACCGTATGACTTGTCAAATCCCAGCGATGATGGAGTGAAGCTGATAGTACGCCCATTACCGATTATTTTGTCAGATACTCCGGGTTTACCTGAATGCCCCTTCCAGGTGATATAGAAAAACTTGTCCTTGTCGGTGCCAACCACCTGACGGTTGTCGGTAATCACGCACTCGAACTTGACGGTCGTGTTCATTGACGAATTTACTTTAGCTCCAGCTATCTGCCTTATTTGTACATTAAGAGACTTGGGCATCTTCACACTGACCGTGCAAACGACACTGAGACTGGCGTCCGACATGGTCGGCCGTGTTCCCTCAAAGTTGCGGGCCATGCAGCGGAATGATGTGTTGCGAATAAAACGAGCATCAAAGGACAATGTTTTTGTCCAGTTTCCGGAAGAATCTTTTCCGGATATGTAAATGTCCAGCTCGTCCTGCGTGATGTCACGCCATCCGGAATTGTTTTCGTTAATTTGCCACCAATATGCTGCATTCTCATCCGGTATTGCCTGCGACCCGGAATACAGCTGTGCGCTAATGGTATGCATCCATCTACCGCTAGTGTCCGCATTCTCACGCAACGGGTCAATAGTCAATGATTTCGGCTGGTCTATTCGAAGCGAATAATTTTTCACGTCATAAAGAGACGTATATAGGTTGATACTCCGTTCAACCTTCACCTCCGTATTCTTGCGCGTATCGGTGATTGTGTATACGGCGAATATCTGCATCGGAGAATTGACCGGCACATTCTTCTTTACCTTCAGCGAATAGGTCGGTGTACCTTCATCGGAGATAACATAATTGTTACCGTTGGCAATACGGTTGCTACCGTCGGCCTTCGGGGCACCTTCATACCATTCCACACCTGTCACTGTCCGTTCTCCTGACATCATATTTTCAGGGTCAGACACCACCACGTATGGCATCAACAGGCATGGAACGACAGACCTGTCCGGCTCATACTCTTTCGTATCCTGATTGTAGGTCTGTGCTATATTCCCACTCAGCACCTTTATGTCTGCAATGAAGGAAATCGGGTCTACATGTACAGGAATGTCTTTTTGTTGTGTTTTTATTGCCATAATTATATTTTTATGTTAATTCTATTTTCAATTGTCTCAAAGTCTTCTCCAACCGGGATAAACACCCGGCAGATGAAACTGATTTTCCGATACTCATATCCCCATCCGCTTCCCATGTCAGATACAGATAGGTGAATAGTATTCTTTTTCCCATCCACATAGGTCGGCTTCCAGCTGTTATCAGAAGGAACATTCCCCGTATCACGCAGCCATTCCACCTCTACGCCTTCTGTCGCCATCAGCACGTTCGTGATGTCACGGTTTCCGTAACTAACTACGGCTGTGACATCCGTATTGACCTGCGACAGGAAGAACTGCCAGCCATTCGAACTCTCGAATTCAAGGTGATAGTTCTTATCTCCTTCAAGCAGCACCCATGATGGCGAGTTCCACACAGGTTCGTCCAGCGTCTTGTCTACGATACAACCCCACTTGCATCCGTAATGATAGACGGTGTGCTGCTCCAGTTCCGTAAACGTGTGCTGTCCGTCCGGATAAAGTCTATCGTGTTGAATAAAGCGATAAGGCTGCTCTGACTGCGCCACGGATAGAGACCATTCGCCGCGGTCCACCTTGTTAGATATGACATCACCGTTATAATCATATTGATAGAGCCGTTCGCAGATGATGGTTTTGGCCATGACGCCCACATCTTCAGTGGTGACCGGAAGATTATCCAAAGCTTTAATATTAGGGAATTTACCGATGCTGATGGCATAGTTGTAATCTTCCAATATAGGCTTGTAGACATTAGCCAGAAACATGATACGTCCCTCTCGGCTGGAAAGCAACCAGCTCTGCGCACGTTCGTTCACTTCTCCGGTGTCAGGCAATACAGAGTTACCACGTCGGGTTACGTTGTATCCGGCCACTGGTGGATAGTTTTTCCCTCCAGGCACTTCTGAATCAGGATAGAGCACTACCGTTAGCGTATTGTCGTTCACGTTCTTTGTCAGACAGCGAAACCAGCTTGTGTAGTAGTCTGTACCTCCAGTCAGCAGGTTGTTGACAATTGAGTACATCACGTCGTTCTCAAGGAAGTTAGTTACATCATACTCCGTGCGCTTCTCCATCCACAGTTTGTAGGTACCGTCTCCCAGGTCCTCCACCTTCTCGATGCATCCGGCGTCGCTGAAGGAGAAGTCACCTGCCATCGCCTGAATCTCATTAATGATAAGACGCATGACAACAAGCGCATCACGTACCTCCAGCCTTGAGAATTGTCCACGCCCATCAGGATATATACCGGCACCCTTGCCGGTCACCAAAGAGTCGATAAAATTTCCGAACTTTAGCAGAAAACTGGTTCCGTCCGACTGGTCTTTACGAAGAAGCGTCTTCAACGATTTTAATGCAGAAAATACATTACTGTCACTAGGGGTAGTTGAATCATTCACCCTAATAACATATACTCCATTACCATTCTCGTTATAGCTCTGTCCTTTGTAAGTCAAGGAATCCACCTTATCCTCAATTTCACCGATGCGTGAGTAGGGCATACTTTCACCGATGGTATAGACTGGGCTGTCCCAAGGAATATCCAGATTCATTTCCCAACCCAAAACACGGGAGATACGCCCGTTTTCGAAGTAGGTGTCGTCAACGAGATTGATACGTTGGCCAAACTCGAATATACGCGAAATTGGGTCTTCGTGTACCCAAGTGCTCATTAAGGTAGTAGGGTAGGTGCCATCGTCCTTCTTCACCTTGTCGGCGTACTTCCGTGCTTTCTCTTTCAGCTCTTCTTCTGCGGCAGGGATATACTGGTCGGAAACAAGTTGGATGTCAAATCCGGAAAGAACATATTCGTCACCATTGGCAGGATACATCATCTCATCGGGTAGAGGACGGCCATAGTTTTCGTTCCTCACAATCTCCCATAGCTGATTACCACGCGTTTCGTCCTTCGGGGTGGGGTTGAAGATAACACCAAATACCATGCCGTTCAGTTTACCAGATTGGAATGTTACCTGAAGCTCCTGTCCTTCGATGATATATTCTTCCTTGAACTCCAGTCCGGTGTCCTTGTAGCGGTAGTAGGTGACGGTCTCGGTGGTGCCGTCCTCGTTCTCCACGTCCTCAGTGCGAGTGTGGACATCGGAAAGCGTTCCCACACGACGAGGATAGACATCATCAAACACCACTACGTCTTCAATGGCCTCTTCTTGCGACATCCCTTCGTATGCGTCAATATAGGGAGTGTCGGCCGGAAGCATCAGGCGTTTTTGGACTACGCCATTGATAACGGCCTGCTCGTCAGTGGGACGGTAGTTCGTGGGGATGTTCTTCGTTGAGCCGAACGCATAGATGCGGGTGGCATAAGTGCCTTGGCTTTCGCTGCGGGTGATGGCCGACGCTTCGACATCACGCCTGATTGTAACGGCATCACCGAATTCATTTCGCCCAAAATGAATCACGTTGTCCGTCACCCAGCAATCGCAGTTCCACTTATCCTCACCCGCCATAGAAAACAAAGCATCCAACAGGTTTATGTTGTCGTAGGTCATCGCCACTGCCTTATTCTCTACAGTATCGTCTATGCTGAATGTGAAATCTGTTCCTCGGTAGGTATACCCCAACGCTTTCAGGTTGCGGAGGAATACGCCTAACTGCACGTCGAGAGCTGCAGTTAGCGACCATGACGCTTCGCCGCCTGCATGTTCCGGGGTATATTTGAAAACCTTGTTCTTCCACTTCCAGTAGTAGGCATCCAGTCTTAATTCGTAATCATATCCCCCAGTAGAAGTGTTGTAGGTGGGTTTCTGAATGTCGGTAATCTCGTAGATTTTAGCCAGCTTTCCGCCAAGCGATTCATCCAACGCTCCAGCTAGGTCAACATAATCACCAATTTTGAACGGAATGGGAGAGGACACCGAGAAGGGAAGGATTATGTAGTCCTCTTTCATCAGCGTAAACTTCCCCTTGGCCCCCTTGTTGATAGAGGTGGAAAACCTTGTCTTTCCGGATATGTCCTTGATTTCAATCATATCCCCAAAGTTCATAAATAGAAAATGGAAGCCCTAAAAATCAGGACTCCCATTTGAAACAATAACGGGAATGTTCGTTATTCGCTTCTGTCCATGGGATTCGGTTCGCAAAACTTACTTGAAACCTTACCAAAACACCTGTCAATACTCAACCCGTAAGAGATGCTTTTCCCTAGGTAAACCAGCTTGTAGACTTCGCTCCCAAGAGCGGGGATTTTGATGTTTACGTAACCTTTTTCCAGTTCTATCTGAAAGGCTTTCTTCTTTGTCCGGTAATCGCCTTCTGAGTCTCCTTCTATGGTGAACTGGAGAGTGATTTCACGCGATGCTACTTTTGCATTGTCAGTTATCATTCGCTTCCCATGCTCCAGACGGCTCTCATCTTCGATGTAGTCTTTCATCTGATTGAATCCGTCGATAGCATCGAGAAAACCGTCACCCATGCGTACACCCCATGTGCTCCAGGCATCTTTTCCGTTAATAAATAAATCTCCTGTCATAATCTTGATGTATTACGTTTCACTTCGGCAATGTCGGCCTGCATCTGTTTGATAGGCTTGACAATTTCGCCTGTGTTCTCTCTGATTTGCTGTAACTCTAAATAGGAATTGGCCAGGATGGTACGTGTCTCGTCGGCGATGTTGTATAGGCCGGTCACTTGTGATGTCAAGGCACTGATGGAGCCTCGCAGTTCGGTAATGGCTACTGTCTGTTGCTGCTCTGCTGTCTCTATCCTAAGATTGGACTCATACACGGCAGTGAACCGACCGCTCAGTTCTCCGGCATCCTCGTGCGTCATTTCCGTACCGAATCCGCGGCTGGAGGCCGACTGCTGGGAACTGCTGCCAGCCTTGTCGTATCCGGTAGCTGCGGCAAGTTCATCCCGTAGTTTCAATGCTTCATTCACGTACCCCATATATTCGTTTTGGAGTGAATTACGTTCACTCTCACTCAGGTTTCCGTCCTTCATACTTTCACCGAATCTGTTCCACCAGTCTTCCAGCTTCTGGCTGTACATGTTACCGATTTTGTCTGAAAGCATGGCACGCATAAAGTATTCGGATAGGTTATCCGCAAAATCTTCCGCCGAGGCATCCATATCCATGAGAGTATCTATGAAACTGTCATACATGGAATCAAAACTTATTCCGGTAAGCTGTTCGAAAAGACCCTCTTTCAGTTCTTCGAGGTTACCGGCCAAATCTGCATATTCACCTAGTGCATCAACGACACTATTTCCATAGCCTCCTTTCCCTGAATCGGCCATTTTCTGCCACAAGTCTACATTCTGACGTAATAAGTCCATCTGCTCCGGCGACATCTGCCACAAGGAATCTGTACCTGTGAACTCTGCCATGACATTTTCCCGAATCCATTGTATGTCACTTTCCGACCAGCCCATGTAATAGGCCCAGCTATGATGCTTACTGTGATAGCCAGCATTGGCCTGCGCTTTTGCAAGAACATTCTTGTTGTATTCCTCCTGATACTTGATGGCTTTATTGTACTCTGCTACAGATTTCTCGCTTCCCTTGCTGGACTTCATTTCTTCTGTAAGGGATTCGATGGCAGACTGCAACTTTTCGTTTCTGTCCGTGAGTCTGTTGATTGTATCCTGAACCTCTTTTTCGTTTCCTCCAATACCGAAGAGCTTGCTGAATCCTCCGAAAGTCAGGGTATCCCATATTCCACCTACAGACTTAAAGACACTACTGAATATGTTACCTACGAAACCATCCAACCCCTGTGTCCCGATGGCATCTAAAAGAGAAAATGCGGCTCCAATGATTCCACCAATCTTACTTCCTGCTTCTGTAAAAACATCAACAACATCGCCGGCCAAGCTTCCGACTTGAGAAAGGGACATCTCTGAATTGGAGCCAAGCTGGGTAATGACGTTTGACAATGTGACAAGGTTGCTTGTCGTTTTATCTGTCGACTTTTGTACATTGACCTGAGCGTTCTGCTGTCTTTTTTGGGCATCATTCAGTTTCTTCGTGGCCGCTTCCTTCTGTTCATCTGTTCCGCTTCTCATGGTTTCGTTGTATTCCTCCTGAGCTTGTGACAGTTCTTCCTGTGCCTTGGCTAATTCGCTTAACTGTTCCGGTAGGTCGGCCAGCAATCCTCCTTTATCGATAAGAGTTGACTGGATGTTGTTCAACGCCTCGTCAATGACCTTCTTTTGGTCAACGGCCATGTTCTTGTATTCATCCGAGTTCTTGAAGTCTCTAAGCTGCTGCTTTACTTTATTCAAGGACTCTTTGGAGACCTTTTCCAAATCACCGAACACAAGTTCCCAGTTAATACCCTGTTTCAGTTTTTCAAGATCAAGGGAGGAGAGTGCCTTTTCCATTTCTTTCTGGAGTATGTCCTTGTCTCCCTGAGTAGTAGCCTCTGATATTTTACGAGTGTACTCATCGGTGATAGCCTGTCTTTTTTGCAAGAACGTGCCGTAGTTTTTCAGGTAGCGTTCGTTGGCCTCGATTTCATCTTTGAGCCGGTCGTTTACTTGCTTATTCTTAGTATTGTCGTAAATACTGTCAAACATGGAAGTATCAACAGTAACAGAAGATGAATCAAAACTTTTCTTTTTATACTTTGGATTTTGTTTTGCCTTTAACTCTTCTGTGGCTTCGAATATTTCTTTCTGTCTTTGAATCTCTTTCTGGATATACTCTTCTTTAGACCGGTCAATGGCCTGCATTTCTTTCTTGTTATTCAGTTCACGTTGAGCAAGGATTTTATCACCGCCATCGGCCATTGCATCTATACGGGACTGTTCAACTTGGTTTTCCATATCGACGGCTTCTTTAGCACGCTCTATGGCTTGTTTACGTTCCAAGTCTGAGAGTTTCCCTCCGGCTGATGTTGTCGCGTTTTCTCTTGACACATCCTTGTTCCTGGCACCGGTAAGTGTTTCCAAGGTCTTTTCTGCACTCTGCAACTCTTTCTCCTTTGCCTTGATAGCAGATTCTACAGTTTTACCAGCCTCTGCCTGCAATTTCCCGCTACGAAGGTTTGAAATTTCTTGTTTGAGTGTTTTGATACGTTTGGTGGCATTTTTTACTTCTTTGGATATGGAAGACTGTGGAGATTCTTTATTATCAGATAAAGACGATTTCTCAATTTCTTTTTCCAGTTCTGTGATGGCAGAAACCGTTTCGCCTAATTCCTTGTTTACGGAATCCAATTCTTTCTTGGCCTTATTCGCACTATCTTTAAGCTGATTGTTTACAGCACTATTCTGAGAGAATACGGTCACACCTGTATTGACCCCTCTGTTCTGTAATGCGCTTCCAGTCATTGTTACGGATGAATTGTACAAAGATTTTGCCTCATTGTAATTCTCCATAGCAACTTTCTGCTGCTTTTCTTGAACCCGTTTCTTGCGATACAATTCTTCTAGTTCTTCCTGAGCAGCCTTCATCCGTATCTGCTTTTCAAGTTGCGTTAGATAAGATTTAATAGCCTCTGTGTTGTTGTTTATCAGTCTGCCCTCTTCATCAAGACTGGCATTGTAAGATGGGATGATGGCCTGCAAATCAGACAATGCTTTCTTCTTCTGGTCAAGGGACGAAGTTTCACTTTTCAATACGCCGGACAACCTGTCAACCGTTGCTGCCTGCTTGGAAAATTCCTCATCGGCCTTTTTGTTCACCGAATTAAGCGTCTCCTGTGCTACAGTGGCTTCATTGGTTCTCTTGGTGAACATGTAAATTGCTGTTCCGATTCCTACCAATGCAGCCAATAGAGTGACATATACATTCGATTTTGAAGCGACATTGAAAGCCTGCTGTGCAGCGGTGGCCAGTCCTAATTCTTTTCTATACATTCCAATCAGACGGATACTTTCAACGAATCCGACTGCCTTCTGCGCTACGGCTGCGGTAATCAACGCGGCCTTGTACGTTCCGTAAGCTGCAATAAGTCCACCCATGACAGACAACACATCATCAAGACTTTCCACCAAGTCCTCGGCTGTACCGATGCCAAACTCAAAAACTTCCTTATACTTGTTTCCGAACTCATTCATTTTCTGGAAGAGGGTATTTTCGATATTCGACAGTCGCTGGGGCCACGTCCCGGCGGAACTTTCCATAAGGTTGGCAAACTTTCCTCCTTCGGATGTCATGTTTTTGAAGGTCTGTTCGACCTCCTTAAACCCTACCTTACCTTCCTTCACAAGTTCACCTACCTGGTCTTCGGAAACGCCTAATACCTTGGCCAGTTCTTCGTATATTGGAATGCCTCTTCCGGCGAATTGGCGGATATCTACAGTCATGGCCCGTCCTTGTGTTCTCAATGTTCCATACAGATAAATAAGCTGTCCGATAGGAATCTGCAATCCGGAAGCCACATCTCCGAGCATGGAAAGTTCATTCACGACATTATCGGCCGAGGAACCGTATGCCAGAAGCTGTTTTGCTCCGGTCGCTACATCGTCAAGATTGAATGGTGTTTTGGCCGCGAACTGGACAATATCGGCGATGAGCTGGTCCGCTTTTGATTTGTCCTGAAGGATGGTTGAAAGAGCTACCTGTAACTGCTGCATCTTTCCGGTTGCTTCAATCACATCGGAGCCGAATTTCTTTATCGCCACCAGTCCACCGATTTCAACGGCTGTACGCTTTAAAGAATCCGTCAGGGATTTTACTATCTCATCAGCGTTGTTCGTCCCACTGGAAAAATCCTTGTACTCTCTTGTAAGTTTCCTCACTTCGAGCCTGTTTCTGGCCTGCTGGTCCTGTAATTCGCCAAGGGAATATCTCTGCTCGTTCAAGGCTGCTTTAGCTCGGTTCAGTTCAGCTAATTTAGCTTTTGAATTAGGAGAATACTTACCCATCTTTGAATATTCATCAGACAGCCGTCTGACATCATCCTGCGTATCACGGATGATTTTCCTTTGTTTGATGATTTCCTCTGTCAGCTCATCGGAGGCCTTTGACGCGGAATTAAGTTTTTTCTTAAGGTCATTCTCCATCACAGCACCAGCCTTGGCCGCCTCGGTCACCAGCCCCATCATTTGTTGGCGAGCAGATGCCAGTTGAGTTTCCAATGCCTTGGCGGCTGCGGGGGATTTGTTCACGTCCATCTTTTTGAGTTGGGCTTCCAGCTTCTCACATTCCTTCCTCAGACGGATAACCTCATCATAATCTGAACTAACTTTAAAGTATAGTGTAGCCATATCTATTTCTTGTTTCTTCTTCTGCGCGAAGCCATGTCCTTACCCTTCACCTTTGTAACCTTCGTCCCTGTAACGGTATGGAGCTTGTCACGCTGCATTAATACTAAGTTTCTGTACGGTATCTCGTAGACCACTTCCCGGTATGACAGATGCAGATTTTCCATGAACGACGCTATCTGTCCCAATAGAGTATCATTCCCTACAACCTCGGTTTCGCTGCCAGCAGGCTTACGTTCCTCGCCAAGCTGACAGCTTTGAGAAAAACCCTTGAATCAATCATAGAGAGTGCTTCATCCAATGCGTTCACATTCTCTTCGTATGTTCCTTTTCCAAGTTCTTCGCTCAAACTTTCGTCACCAGCTATCAGCCAGGAGAGAGCCTTGCTGTAAGCCTCGCTTTCTCCCAAGGAAAGCAGGACTTCTCTCAAATTGTCTGCTTCTTGTACGCCTGACAGATGGGAGATTGCCCCGGCCAGTTTGTGGACAGTAGGAGGGTAGACCGTGTAGGCTTTTCCGGCGACAAACACCGTCCTGAAATCACTTCCGATAATGGATTCTGATACTATTTTCGCTCCTTGATTCATTCTGATAAAAATTAAGGGGTGAAGCCATAAAGCCCACCCCTGTTATGGAATTCAAATTCTACCTATTGGATAGGCATTAAACACCTGCTTTTACCTCTTCTGAGTCAAACCAGTATTCCGGAGCGATAGCGGAGTCCTTCGGCTCCAGTTCTACAGCACTCACCGGAAGTCCGATAGCTTTGTCCGTTGTCGCTTCGCGGGCCCCGATGTCTGCACGAGGAATGACGCAATACTGGTCGTCTTCGGTCAGGGCAACAATCAGCTTTTCGATGTTCACCTTACCTCTTGCACGTTTCCAACCTTTGTCGGTGTTGATGACATCACCTCCCATGAGGTCTTTCTTGGTAGGGTAGTCGTACTCACCAATAGTAAAGTTAACAGTCACGTCACCCATTTCCTTATCACTTCGATAGGTCTGATTCGTGAGCTGGTTCTTGTAGTTCGTTCGGCTCGCTTCCGCTTCTTCGAGCGTCCACGTTTCCTGATGGATATTCTTTACCTCTTTCAAGGTTTCACCCTGCAAAAGAGTGTACAAAGCCTGTCCGGTCAAATCTTCTGCTATAGCACTTGTCTCGCCATACCAAAGTTTCTTGATGTTTGTGGCGGTGATTTTCTTTGCTTCTGCCATATTATTTCACATTTAAAACTTCAAACAAAATTCTTACATTCACATAATGACACTTTAAGGCTGTGTCCTCCTCTGTCCCGATTGATTCTATGGAATAATGATAGGTTGTACCATCATAGCGTCCGGTTATGCCGTCAAACAATTCTTGCGCCTGTTTCTCCAGTTTGTTCAGCCGGATGGTGTTAGCTTCACCTTCTTTTAAGTCAGGAACGCAAAGATTCACCTCAACGAAGGATTTCTTCCAGTACGTTCCCGGCTGCTGTTTCTTAGAGTGAATGACAATCCTTTCGGACTTCATCGGTCCCGTCAGCTTCTTGCCATGAGGAACAATGTCAATGCCGAAAGGCTGGCAATCACGATAGAGTATGTTTGCTATGTCGGTGGTTACTATCATTGTACAATCTCCCAATCTTCTGCAAATACATCACTAATGGACGGAACCCATGAGTCAGCACGTCCAGTATTCTCATTGTAGATAAGACACTGGCTTGTGTAGTCGATAAAGCCTTTACCTTTCAGAATAAGGTCTTTAGCTGACTGTGGAAGTGACTGCATTTTCGGAATGATGTTGCTGTCAATATGCGCTGGAACTTGCTTAATAACAAACAATCCTTTACCGTTCCAGCCTATTCTTCGGATTGCACCACCTTGTTTCAGGACTTCAATAGCATCACCGAAGCACATATTTTCACTTTCTTCCGACACTTCACGATACGAAGCTTCAAACGGTTCTGCTGGCGACCAGCTTTCATAACCGTCTTTGTACTTCACATGATAGCCAGCTTTATCCTTTTCGGCTTCTGATGGAACTTTGCCAGCTTTCAGAAATCCTTTACTATAAGCATTACCCATTGTCATAGGTTCTGCTTCTACTTGTTTTGTTCCAATGTATTTCTTCATTTGATTTCCTCCTTCAATCGTTTCTCAGCGTATAGAGCCGCACCAGTTGATACTTCATAGCCTTTAGATTCGACGTACGAGGCATACTCAGCATCGTTTCTTATCACCAATCCGTCATCCTCAACTGAATACTTATTTGACTTACGGAGTGTTCCGGTCCGGTTCTGATAGTTGCCATTCTTTACAGCGTAATCGACAGCCTCTTTACCAACCTTCTCCTCAACGGCTTTCACCTCGGCATAACCTTGTTCGAAAAAGCAATCCACATCCGAAAAATCAAACTTCACATCCATATCTCTGAGTAACCAAAATAGTTTGTATTCTTGAACATGTAAACCTTGCCAGCTCCCCTGATATTCTCACCGTCCATACATCTTACTTCATCCCCAGCATTCAGGGAGATTTTCTTCTCACAGACTACGTGATAGTTCGGTCGGTACACTTCACCATTTGCTGAAGTAAACTCCTTGGTGGAGTTATCGTCACACCGGCACCGACACACGTCCTGCCAGCTTTCACCGCCGGTTCCGGGAATGGGCCGGCCGAACTCGTCTGTATCCATCTGAGTGGTGACTTTAACCTGCAATATGTGTGGTGCGAATATCATAGGAATCTGACTTTATGTTTGTCTGACAGTGTGTCTTCAAGGCCGTACTTCTTGCACAAGAAAGAGTAGTATTCCTTCAAACCCTGAGTATTCCAGGACATAGAGAAACCGTTCTCGCTGATGGAAGTGGCACGAAGTAGGAGAGAGGGGATGAACTTCACCATTGCCACCGACACAAGACCGATGTTTGACGGGCCCATCTCATCCTCTCCGCTTACTTCTGAAGACAAACTTATCTCCAAAAGGTCAGCCTCCGACAAGTTGATGCCGAAGGTCTGAAACTTTTGTGATATGTAGTCATTTACTGTCATGCGTTCATGGTTGTCAAATCAAAATTCACAATCAGGTTCGGGTTCGTAATCTGCGGAATCCACTCAGCGGTGTATTCCAAATAACGACCGCTCTTGTCCTTGTAACCGGAAATAAGCATATCACCGTCTGCCTGGGTGTAGTTACGTCCCGGTACGCCGTCCACTGCTTCGTACGGAGTGTGGAAACGCATATAACCGACCTTATCCTGCGGAAGCAAGGTGATACGGTCGTCGGCGTAAATCTGTACGTTCTTTCCGGTCTGGTCTTTTACGTAATCTTCCTTGATTTCAATAGCTGGAAGCCCGATGCCAGTGAACACTTGGGAAGCCAGTTGAGAGGTAATCAACCCGGTTGAAAGATACATCTCATTTCCTGTAAGCTGCATCTTGAACTTGTCACCAAACTCAGCCGACCCGATGATATTCTTCACGAAAGTTCCTCGTGACATAATCATCTTCTGGAAATTGCCGTAATCTGGCTTCAGGAGGTTAATCTGCTGCTGCAAATAGGTAATAAAGTTCGTCTTCGCACCAGTATCAGGCTTGATAAACTTGAATGGCAATTCAATGTTAAGAAGGTCGACACCTCCGGCATTGTCGTCCTTGTTCTTGACTGTTGCTTCTCCGGTCATCAGAAGTGAACCTACGATAATATCCATGCGCTTGTGAGCTGCTAAAAGTACCTGACGATAATCGTCGTAGATGAAGTTCACAATTTCCTGCATGGCTGCTACCTGGTCGGCAGGTTTAGCTGCATTGAACTTGTCAATCAAGTCCTGAAGCTCAGACAAGCGGTCAATGGAAATTTGGTAAGCATCGCCAAGATAAGCGATTTCACCATATCCTGAGCCGATATTCCGGCGTTCACGGATAGGCTTCTCACCATAACGAGAGTTGATAGAACCGGCCATCACGCCCGTAACTTGTCCGATGTAGTCCTTGAATACACGGGTAGTCGTTCTGCGGAAATCGAGGTACTGCTGCCAGTAGATTGTATCCTTACGAGTCTGAAGGACGCGCTGGATAACGGCGTTTACGATATTGGGGTCGTTAAACAGAGTATGAATAGTTAGCATCATGTTTTACCTCCTTTCTTTATTTGCTTGCAATTACACCTGCTGTTCTCAAAGATGCCAGAAGGGCATTCAATTTTGTATGTGCATCTTCCTGCCCAGTAGCATCATCCACTTTAACACCTTGCTTTACACCTCCGAGAGCAGAAGATGTTGCTGCAGACAAAGTGAATTTGTTGGCTTGGGATGCAATACCATCCAATTTAGCTTTGTCTTCTTTACTCATCAAGCCATCTTGACTAGAAGATGCTTTGGCAACTACAGCCTTTCCACTTTGAGTAACGTCAGGAGCGTTGAACTGGAAATGCGGCATGTTAGCCTTATCAATGTTAGAGAAAGGCATAGCCAACTTAGTAGGCTCAATCTCGAATGCGCGCATCAAAAGAGCAACTAATACAATGCCTTCTTCTACTTGTACTCTTCCGTACAAAGCAGAGTTAGCAACTACCTTTGGAGTAGTACCGCTTACTGCTGTAGCTTCATAGAGTACAGTACCAGCTTCCAATGTTTCGCCAAAGTCGGCAGCCAGCGTCAACTTATCGAAAGCTTTGTTTGATTTGTCAATACTATTGATGGTAGCTCCATGAGAACCATTACCCAGATGCATACCCACATAAGCCAAAGAGTTTTTCTTGATTTGCAAAGAGGTATTGGAGCCGGTGGTAAATTTTTCATAGACTTCTACACGAATTGCCACCTGAGCGGTTTTTTTTACCAAATCAGCGGCAATCGGAGTGAAAGATGGGAGGAATGAACCAACAACAAGGTTGGTCGTCTCCAGCTTGTAAGGGCCTCTACGTCTTACACCGGTGGAAACGTCATAGCGTTCCTCGATGGACGGCTCAGGCTCAATGTTGTACTTAAATCCTGCTGACATAAATTACTTGTTTTGTTGTTCGACAATAGATTTTGTGTCCGCCTCAATCATTTTGGCGAACTCGCTCGCTTCCTTCTCCTGCTTCTGTTCGGCAGTTTCAGGAGCTTTGGAGAACTGAAACCCGTTGTTAGACATATCCTGCTTCATGTCCTTGAAATAAGTATCCAAGTCCGTGTTCTCAGGAATGTTGCGGTCTTTCAGCATAAATTCGGGAATACCATACTTCTTCGCCACTGCTGAAATCTGAGAATTGCGCTGCGCCTGCGCTTCATTTTCCTCCATTTTGGCCAGCTTGTCGGCAAACGGCTTGATACCGGCGGCGATACCATCGGCAATCATCTTTGCGATGTCTGTCTCCTGTGGCTTGGGATGGTCGTTTGGTTTCGGTGGTTCTGGTTTCGGATTCTCGATTGGTTTCCCGTCTTTCAGTCCATGCTTCTTCTCGTAATTTGAAACAGCGGAAGTCTGCGCCTGTCCTGCACGGAAATCACCATAGTTTTGCATCACGTCCTGAAAAGAGATACCCTCAACAATAGAGGTCACCTTCGTTTCGTCCGTTACACCCTCTGCCTTCTTTGTGGCGATACGGGTGAGTGTGGCAGTGTCCACCCCAGCGAATTTCTGTTGCAGTCCTGCCAAGATTTGTTCAAAGATTGTCATACCGTATGAGTTTGATTAATAATTTCATACGGTAAATTTACTTATAGAGAAAGGGAAGGGGAAATTTTAAGGCTAACGATACGAAACAATTAAGAGAATGTTCGTTTTTAGGTAAAAAGAAAGCGTGACTACAGGAGTAATCACGCTGAGATAAATAACTATTTAATGTAACTATCAACAGATAATTCTACACTTGTTAAATCAAAAAATATATTTTGTAGTTGATGTAAATATTTAATTTCAAAATTCAAATATGAAAGTCTCAATATTATACTTTGGCTTAAATGCTCAATAGTAATCTTGTCATATATATTTGAATTTCCATCTAAAAAAATTAAATTATTACTGTCTGATATAATATCTTGATATAATTTTTCGTCTAAGGCTATAGGATTTACTATACTAGCAATATAATCATTAACATTAGTGATTTTATAATTTTCACCATCTTTTATAACCCAATTTCCAACTCTTAATTCTTTGATTTCTATCATAATCACAACAAATTTATAGCAGACAGTTCTTCTGTCAAAGCATTAATACCTTTCTGAATCTTCTCCAACTGCTGCTTGCGCGGTTTGTGTACTCCAGCCGCATAATGCCACAACTGGCGCTCATTAATTCCGGTTATCCGACTCAATGCGGCTTTGGTGAAGATACTGCTGTAATAGTTGATGAAAGTAGCAGCATCTATCTTGAACTTCAAGGTAAACTCTCCCTGCAAAATTTCCACTGGAGCGATGTTCATTTCATTACATGAATCCAGATAAAGTTCAACAGCCTCCTTCATGTTTTTCTCGATTTCCTTCACGTCGTTACCGACAGTAATCACCGGAGCACCTTCAATATAGGCACTAATATTATTTCCAGCATGTTCTACAATCACTGCAACAGTTCTCATATCAAACGCCAAATATGAAATTGACTTTATTTTAATTACAATCCCAACATAGCTGCCGGTTGAATGTTTAGAATCTGACACAACAACCGTGCAACCTTCAATGTAGGTTCAGAGCGTCCGGAAATATAATCATTCACGCGCGAAGGGCTAATACCTATTTCCTGAGCTAATTGTTTTTGAGTCATTCCTTTTTCTTCAAGGGACAACTCTATAAGCTCAGCAACGGTAGGTTTTTCTATCGGATAATGCTCTTTTTCATAGGCAATCACAATATCAGACATCATAGTCAATTCAACTGCCTTTTTATCATTTACTGGAGTATTGTCATCAACCAATGGCAAAAGTTCCTCTACTCTTTCCAATGCAAACTCATACTGTTCTTTGGTAATCTTACTCATGTCATTTTATTTTAAATGGTTGAACAATCTAATTTGTCATATTCCTTATGAGTACATACTTTACGGATAAAGATGTATCCTATTGTAAATTTCACGACAACGATTAAACGATAATTATTACCTTTAATATTGAATACATAATGCTGATTTCCAACATAATCTGTTGCAGGAAAATCTAATTTGATTTCTGAAAGATTTTGCCATGAGGCTTTCTCGGCTATATCATACCATCGTTCAAGAGCTACTTTGGAGTCCTCATAACCTTTGGTCTCGTAAAATTCTTTCAGCTTTTTATGTGATACGATTCTCATTTCATCTTTTCTTCTGTACAAATATACAAAAAATTCGACAATATAAAACTTTATCAAAAGGAATATTTTATATTATCGAATTTCTATAATATAACTGATATTGAAATTATATACTATTTTGCTCTTTTTTCTGCTTTTCAGCCTGTTCTTCCTTGATAACTTCAATCTCATCTATGGCAGATAGTTCCCAAATATGGCAGCTTTATTATAACTTTTCTTTGATTTTTTCCACAATCCCCTCCAGTTCCGCTATTGTCGTGGCTTTGTAGTAATCTCCCTTGTGCTGGATAAGGGCGGTAAGTTCTTCGTTTGTTCCAGCACTGAATAATTCAGTAATTGGAACATTTAGGGCGGTGGCGATGCGTTCAAGTGTATCAACTGTTGGATTCCCATTAATAGCTTTAGAAAGCCCAACACGAGAAAGCCCTATTTTTTCTGCTAACTCTGTTTGATTAATACCTGCTTCTTTGCAAAGTTCTAAAATTCTAAATCTCATATATGTATATATTTAGTTTATACTGTTTATTATTTGCAAAGTTACTCAAAGTTTTCATATTTCTATAAAAAGTAAACTAAATGTATTCTATTTATGTTTTATTAACTTTTGAATTTTGCTTTATTGAATACTTATAGTTTACTTTGCATCATCAAAAGATAACTAAAAGTATTCAAATAATAAAACAATATGACTATGGCAGCAACATTCAAAACTCAGTTAAGTTCAATCATGCGTATGGCATGGATGTTTGTAAAGAAGTACGGCTTTTCAATGAGCGAAGCATTAAAGCAAGCATGGCTCAATGCCAAACTAAAACAAGAACTAAACAAACGTATTGTGAAATTCTACTTTCAGAAGATAAACGGTGAAATTCGTGAAGCGTGGGGTACGCTTGCAAGCGACAAGATACCTGCTATTGCTGGTACTGATAATAGAAAAAAGAATGACAGCGTGCAGACATATTATGATACGGTCAAAGAAGAATGGCGATGCTTTAAAATCGCAAACCTTATAAAGATAGCTTAGTATTAACATTTAAAATAATATGACTTATGAGAATTATAGATTTCAATCCAGAATTGCACAATATAACATTTACCAACAAACAAGAAACAGTGCTTACAGAATCGAACATTATGTTATTAAAACGAATGTTCAACAACCCCGAAAAATACCAGTATTACATGAAAACACTTTGGTTGTTGCGTTCTCTGACTGAAAAGAAGTGTGGTAAAGATGGTATGATAGATACCTCTGATGAAGTTTATCCGATATTCAGACTTGCAAACGAACTGATAGGCAGTCTGCTTCGTGAAGATACCTTCTTTGACAGTGAAGGTAATCTTATGCAAGGCTTTAACCCGAACATGATAAAAGCAGCCATGTAAAAACTCCCATGCACGATTATAGAGCGGTCGGCATAGACCGCCTTTAATTCACTTAAAAAAAGAATGATTATGGACGAAATTTGGAAAGATATTCAAGGATACGAAAACGAATATCAAATATCTAATAGGGGCAGAGTTAAATCATTGCCTAAGAAATGTTTTAATGGCAAAGGGTATTTTATCCGAGAAGGTCGTATATTAGTGCCTATCAAAAGCAAAAAAGGATATTTAAACGTATGGTGTAGAAAGAAAATATTTAAAGTTCATCGTTTAGTCGCTAATGCTTTTATACCCAATCCGTTAAATTTGCCTCAGGTAAATCACAAAGATGGAAATAAAGAAAATAATTGTGTTGAGAATCTTGAATGGGTTACAGATGGTGAGAATCTTCTTCATTCATATAGAGTTCTTGGGCGCAAGCAAAAAACTGGTAAAGAACACCATAATTCAAGAGGGGTGTTACAATTGAAAGATGGTAAAATCATAGCTTCATTTGATGCTTTGGCAGATGCTCAAAGAAAAACTGGGTTTGACCACTCTGGCATATCCATGTGTTGTTCTGGAAAAATAAAGCAATTTAAAGGTTTTGTATGGAAATATAAGAAAGAGGAGTAATCACCCCTCTTTCTTTTGATTAAATTTTTCTTTATCAAGTGCAGTCTGTTCTCTTTCAGCTTGTTCTTCTTTTATCTGATTTAATTCGTCTTGTAGGTTATCTATATTACCAGCAAACATGATTCCATGTTTCTGTGACCAAACACCACCTTGTATAGCCTTAACAGCAATTTCTATGTTATCCATAAGATTATCGATTGTATAAGGCTGAATTTGTACATCTACATCTATCGTTTCTGAGGCAGCTTCAAGGCTTGCATTAATAGAGCCTAAAGCTGAAATAAGAAAATTTACTCTTCGCTGCATGAACTCTCCAACAACCTCAGCATGGTTTTCAACAGCCATGTGCGCACCCATAAAAGCATAACGGAATGCAACTCCAGACAATATGTTACCACTTCCTTTTAGATTCTCAAATGATATTCGTGGTGTACCAGTCATAGAATATATTTTTTCTATTAATTGGTCAAGTTCCAATTTTACAGTTTCACTTGTCTGACTCCAGGTAAGGTACTGGGCATTTGCTCCCTGGCCGGTGAGTTCCACTATCCTATTCTTAAACTCGCCTGAGAAGTTCTGTACATCACCGAACAACATGAGGATAGGGAAGAAGTGGTAGTCGATACAGTCTGCATAGTTTGAGAGAAGTTTCTCCAGTCTTACACGGAGGCTCTTTATCTTTTCACAGTACGCTTCCGGACGGTACATATAAATCACCGGCATCTTCTTGAATCCATGAGCAAATGAGCCTTTGTCTGTCCAGTTACTTGTCAGTTCCCACTGATAAACCATATCCTTGGTAATGGTCATGAAACAGGTAATCTCTACATCGTTCAGGTCTTTTTTCTTGTACTCACGGGATAGGGCCACCAAATCTCCCTGGTCATTGAAGAAAGGGTAGAGCTTGTCGCCACGGAACGGGGACCAGATGGCACTCTTCAGACGGTACTCAGGCTTTGACTTGCCGAAGATTCCTGAAATCTTACGCTTGAGTTTTGCCCAGAAGCCGTCATCCTTCACCACATACCAGTATTCGGCCACTTCCTGCTCGGCCAGCCATGCCCGGACTACCTTTTTGTTCTGGTATTTCAATTTGTTCTTCTTGAATACCTGCTTCAACGCAGAAAGAAGGCTTTCCTCCGACTGGTCCGGCTGGCAATCAAGAACCGGTTCCGTCCCCACGGTGAAGGCAGTCTGAATGTTCACGATGTCCTGTTCGATAGGAAGCGCAATCCTGTTTGGGTCAACTTCTTTCCTGACCGCCGGCTCAATATATTCTTTCCCTGTTGTCGGGTCTGTAATCCGTTTCTCAGGCTGGGTCGTGATTTTGATTTTCGGGTATTTCTCTTCATCTATCACTATCTCGTGCTTGTTCGGATTCCAGTCATTGTAAAGAGCATGAGCATTAGGAAGCTCAGTCTTTCGTCCTTTTTTCAGATAGTAGATTTTTCTATCTATTTCAGGTATAGCTAAAATTTCTTCTAAGGTTCTCATATTATTACATTTATTGTTCCAACTTTAAAAGGTAATCCATATTAGTCCAGCCGCCATTAGCCTTTATGCTAATTATTTTCTTTTCTAACAATTTTTTTGGAATTGCATCGTTCAAAACTCCATAGCGGTATTCGTATTTTTCATAATCCAACCAACTCACGTTTGGACTATAAATTTCAAACTTACCCCATTCTCCTTTTCTTTCAATGAGAACTAAGTTTATGAACTCACCAACTGTATGAGGTCTATCCAGTTTTACATCGTAATAAGCTGAACAGTCTCCAGACTCTTCTGAGGTTTGTATAAAGCGTATCATATTCTAAAGTTTAATGTCCAAATATTCCTGAAACGTCTTTGGGTTTCATAATTCTACCGAGAAGTTCTCCCAGCACATAGTAGCGTGCAGCATCTATGCCATGATTATCATGGTCTTCAGGTTCGTTGATGTAGTTTCCATCCTTATCCTTTGCCCATACATAGTTTCTGAACTCCCGTTGAAGGTTATAAGAACGCTTGGTGATGAATATTTCCATTCCCTGCATCTTGTCAATACCGGCATTGACAGAACCTTGTCCTTTCTCTACCGCGTATATTTTAATCCCTCCGTTATGAATCTCCTGAATGAGTCGCGGGTCCGCACTGTCGGCAATCACTTTCAGATTCCAAGGCCGCAAGACTTTTATGATGTCTCCCGAAAGAAGTCCGGTTCTATAATCCAATTCATCCAGATACAGTGCATTGTCTATGATTCCACATCGGATAGCTGCTGTAGGGTCATTGGTGTAACCGAAATCCAGCCCGATAGCCACCTTCTTGCACCACATGGGGAACTCATCGACGATGCCCCATTTCTTGAATACGGCACCTTCGGCCACGTCTGCCCATCGGCCGATAACCACATGGGCGTACTTCTCCGGATTCTTCTCCTTCATTTCCTTGACTTCATTCAGAAACTCAGGAGAAAGATTCTCGATATTGTCGAAGTAAGTCGTATGAATGTGGAGAACATTGGGATGAGTTGAGATTTGAACCGGTACGCCGTCAATCTCCACCAGCCGATGGGTATTCTCGATATATTTCTTGTAGATGAAGTGATTGGAGTCACAGGGATTCATGATGATGATAATCCGGTTCTGGATTCCCTTCTTACGAATGGAGAGCATAATCTTGTCAAACTCTTCCTCACTGGTCCATTCCTCCGCCTCATCGCAGACAAAGGTGGTAATACCCTGAATAGATTTCAGCTTGGCCGTCTGATTCCCGGAAGAAGTCTTGATACCCCGGAACATGATACGACTGCCAGTCATCCGGTTTACGATGTCCGTCTTGGTAGTCTTGAAATACTTCGTGGTTCCGTCCAGTTCTATCTTTTCCATCATTTCCGGAATAATAGACATGCCGGCAGATACCATCGTGTAACGGGTATAAAGAATCTGGTGGACTATCTTCTCTGTGGGAGTCATCTCGAACGTCAGCCGCTCTATGAAGGTAGAAGCGTTGAAAGACTTCCCCGATCCACGGCCACCGGTAATGAGAATGATAAATTTCTCGCTATCGGTATATAACGGATGATATATCGCTTGGGGTACAATCATTTCAGTTTGTCTTTAATCCATGAGTCAATAGAAATTCCGTGGTCAATATCCTTTGGAATATCTGCATCTTCGTCCTGATGGCGTTCAACCTTCCTCCATTCATCGTCGTGATGATACAGCCAGACAGACATTGCCTGAAGGTTGGGAGCCAGCTCGCTTTCACTTACCTGAAGCTCTTCTTCGCCGGTCAGGTTTCCGTCTTGGTCTTTCAGCTTCCTTACTACAGTGCTTTTTGTCTTGATACCGCCCAAAGCTACAGCAAGGAACTTGGCACGTACAGCTGCAGTGATGGTCGCACGCCCGCGCGCTAATACTTCGCATAATTCAGAGTGCTCATTCTTCTTCTCACAGAACGTTTGGGGAGCCAAACCTAACGCAAAAGCGATTTCTCTGTCCGTGAATCCCTTCTTGGCATACGTTTCCACCTGAGAGAGAAACTCCTCACTCTTGTAGTCAAATTTGGGCTTTCGTCCTGTATGTTTGCTTTTTTGAGATTCACTTTTCATAACCAAATCATCCGTTATTGTTACCCATATAAATGCGGCGAGAAACAGGCTTATCACCATAAATATCAATTCCTCTCTTTGAGAAATAGCTGTCTATCCTTGCCGCATATCTTTCCATTATCGACTTCGTTCTGTCTCTTATACTTCTTTGTCTGTCTGTTCCAAGCCCGTATTGCCTTCCGGCGTTGTACATTATTCGTCTTGATTGTTGATACAACTGGCTATATGTTTTTCTTCTGACTCGGCTTTCCTCCTAAAATTTCATGTTGTCATTCAATTCTTTCTATCTGTTCATCGAATACCTCACCCTTGATAAACTTGGAGTAGGGGTCGTAACCGAACCTTTCACAGAAGGCTGCTTTAGCTTCAAAAGTATCGAAGGAAAGCATTAAGTAAGCATCCATATCTTGAGCCTGTTTCTGGGCCGCATCCTTTACCTGCTGCTTGACTTCCTTCATGTGGGCTACCTTTTCAGCTCTTTCCATCTGCTTTGCGGCCTTTTCAGATTCTTTCTGTTCGGTTACCGGAGCCATCATATCCTCCAAAGCTTCCGCGATGGAACTTTCTTCTTCAGTCTGTAGGAGGAAATCACAGCCAATCATGTTAAGGTCAGCAGCAGTCAGACCTGCATCCTGGTAATCTATATCAGGAACCAACCGGGCCAAGGCATCATAGTCCCATTGCCCTTGCGCGTTAGGATTGTTCATCAGGATGTTCAATTCCTTTTCCTGCTTCTCGTCCACGTCAATGACATCAACGCGAATTCTGTAGTCATTTTCAGGAAACTTCTGCAGTTCATCCATCACGCTCAGACGCTGGTGGCCACTGACGACGGTCAGTCCGGTCCGCTTGTTGACTACGATACCTCCAACCAGCCCGAATTTCTTAATACCCCGCTTCAATGTCTTACGGGATTCATCGGAAAGTTTACGGGGGTTATATGGCGATGGGTGTATTTGCGAACGCATCAATTCAATAGACTCACTTGTAAAATATCTATTCTCCATACTAAATATTTTTATAAGCTACTTCTGTTTTAATTTTACTTATTGTATAAACAGGAACTTTAAACTCTTCGGATAAAGACTTACAACTTTCACCATGTAATGCCCTTTCTCGTATTTCTTTAGCCTGTTCATTTGTCAAAGAAGAGTTATATACATTTTCTCCTCTTCGAGCCTTTTTTAATCCGGTTTTATAAGCATGGTAAGTGTTTTCTGATTTTGTACACCATTCCAAGTTAGAAACATCATTATTAGATTTATCCCCGTCTTTGTGATTTACAAAATCTTTCCCATCTATTTTAGGTAGAAATGCCTCAGCAACAAGTCTGTGTACTTGCTTAAACTTTTCTACACCGTTTATATTCAATCTAACAGTTACATATCCATTCCTGTCTGTTCGACTCTTTACGTGAAACATTTTATTGTTTCTCCATTGGGTATATTTACTGTTAGATGAATACGGAAGTCTTATAATATCTCCACTTGTGGAAATAATATACTTACCATTATACCCATCAATAGGCTTATAATCAGCGAAGTGAATGGCGGAACGGTTAAGTTCCACCGATTCACTCTTTATGTATTTGCTCAGTTCCATATCATCCGTTTACATTAGCGAATCGGCCTGTACCAATCCGAGTCGTTCTATCCCTCAATTTCCCTGATGAATCTCTTGCTCCAAGAAGCCCCATTCCTCGAACCCTTCTTGCTTGTGCGGCTGCTTGTGAAATTCTTGCAGCTCTATTACTTCCATCTGCATACCGTTGTGCTCCTTGTAGCTGAGCTCTTAATCTTGCAGCTTGAGCATTAATATCATTTAAACTTTTTCTTCTGACTCTGCATTCCTCCTATTAATTTTGTTTTTGTTTATGTTCCCAAAGGATTCTTTCAGCCATCGGGAATACCTTGTAAATTCTCTGTAAATCCTGCGGGTAATTCTTCTCAAGCCATAGCATGCAATCCAAGTTAAAGCCTACACCCGAACTGGCCTTCAGTGAATATCTCACAGGCTCAGGCAAGCTGTTCTGCTTCATGTAAGATAGAATGTCTTTCTGCGTCCAGTCTGCCAGAGGATAGCACATTCCGTTGTTCTCATATCCGTTAGCTTCATAACCTTTCAGCATCAGACGGCGATTCATGCCATCAGCTTTCTTCATACCCAGGAAAGTGTAATACAGTCCGTATCTGAGCTGCATGGCCTTGACCACATCGGCCAACTTCAAAAGCTTCACTTTGTGGTTTGGCACACAATACAGGCCACCGCGAAGAATGTAGGTAAGGTTCCAGTGGGGTACCTGAACAAACTCTATCCTCGGATATTTGGCTTTTACCCATCCAATCCATCTTTCGATGTGCTCTAAACCTTTGACAAAGTACATGAACACGCAGACTATTCTGTCAAACTTCGGGTAGATCATGTCCAGTAATACCAAAGAATCCTTACCCAGCGATAGAAACAGCAAAACCCCGTCAGTCTTCTGTCTGACGAGGTCAATATGACTGTATGTCCTTTCTTGCAGTGTCATTTATCCGCCACTCATGCCAAGTCCTGTGCGGACGTTATAATACTGCTGTCTTCGGGTGATAAATCTGCCACCCTGAGAGAGACCACCATTCTCTGTGGTCAAACCTCTACGGCCACCACGGTAGCCACCAGTTGAAAATGTGCTTCTGTTTGTTCTGACTCAACGAAAATTTAAAGGGTTAAACATGCTTTTCAATAATTCGGCCAAGGTCATAAACGACCTGTGCTGCCAAATATATCTCACCCTGATAGGTGTATTCAATCAGATTGTGATTCTCATCTTCAAACAGCTCTATCTTTGCATCCTTGACTTCTACCAGTGCGCTGGCTCTGTCTTTATTGTAGCCTACAAAAAACTGGATTGCATCATAATGCTTAGGCTGTAACACACCGTCTTTCTCGACACAATAGCCATCAGCGTCAAGCTGGCAGTATTTCTTCTGTGTTGTAGGCCTGATTTCTCTGAATTCTTGTGTTTTCTTACCTGACAAGATTTCGTCAAAGAACTTCTGTTTGATGATAAGCGTAAGTATTTCCATAATCGTGTAAATTTTAATGTTAGTTGCGGGTGATGGATTCGAACCACCGGCCTTCACCAAGTCAAAGTGACGAGCTGACCACTGCTCTAACCCGCGATGGTATCTATACAAAGATACCCCATTATGAAGACAATTTTGAATAACGATTCAACACATACGAAACAATATGCTAATTGTTTGCTAATAAATCCGGGTCGTGTTTATTGATGATGCTTTCAACAATTTCTTTTGCACATTCTATACCTGATTTATACCCTCTGGCATAGTCTGTTCTTGTAGACAAGTAGCTGGTGTCATTACCCAGCCACTCGATTATTTCTTGCAGGATTTCTTTCTCATTCATAGTTTCAATAATCTCTTAGTTACTTCAATATCAATAAAATTAGTCCAACCTGCATTGTAAAGCTTTACAGCTGCTTCCGAAAGGGTTATTTTACCGCTTTCTACTTTCTCTCTCAGGCTTTCTAAAATGTTCTTTATCATAACCATCTCAAATTAGAATAATACACACCGTTTAATTTCGTGTAATCGCCATACAGCTTTACTTTTCCTTTGTACATCATGGCGAACTTAGAACTGCCAGCGGCAGCCATCATCATGGATTCTGTCACTTTCGATTCATACCCGTATTTCATTACAAGGGGGTAAACTTGGCTTCTGAAGAAGATTTCACTGTCTGTCATATCATTTACTGACTGAATAGGCAAAACACCATTATGGGCAAAATAAACGCCATTCTCGACAAACGGGTGACAGTTCTTTCTACACTTAGAACCATGCGTTGCCCACCTCATGTGAATGATACATTCTTCTTCAATACCCACCTTTGAAAGATGAGCCAAAAACTTCTGATAATCCATTGTCTTGCATCTATGCTTTGAAGAAACAAATCCGTAACCATGATGATTGATTCTCTGAACTTTATTTAAGGTGTCCAGAGTTGGCATCTGAACACCCTTTGGCTTATAGATAATACAGCACATATTCTCTGATTTTAATCGTGCGAGGCTCATGCAAGAACCTCAGCACGTGATTTAAAGAATGACTTTTCTTTCTTTGTCAAGAAAGGTATCTCGTCAATTGAATTAATCTCTGAACTCAGCACGTTCTTCTTTGACCAAGCAACCAGCTTGGCGCAGAAGTTAACCCAGTTAGAAATCTTTTCGAAGTCTGTAGAACCCTGATGCTGTCTGAACTCTATAGTCTTGTGACGAGCATAAGAACAGGCGTTCACCTTAAAATATCTGTTGTCTCTCATTACGTTTAGAACGTCATATCTCGTTCTGCAACATTCAAAACTTATACCTTGAAGAGTCTTGCACCACTGGCTGTTGTTTGCACGTCTTGAACGAGCCATAAAAGTATCAATCACCTTCTCTAGTTTCTGATAATTCTTGAACACATTTACATAGGCTTCGCCGGACAGAGTTGCAGCCCCGATATGAACATGTAAGCCTGTAGAGATATTCACTTGTGCATTTGCTTCATTCAAAGCTTTGCAGCATGTTTCTAGGCTTTTCATGCCCTCTCTGCCTGTAAGAACCGGTGAAACACATTCGATGGGGTTTTCACCTCTGATAGACGAATCAGATACAAACTTGTAGTAGTGGTTGTTGTCAGTGTGGTTGTAGCCCTCATACTGAAAAGGCATTTCGTTTCTCGTTGCGCTTTCTCTCATAAGGCTTGCAGCTACCAGGCATTCGATTTCAACGCCGAAAGTGAACTTGTGCGTTTCTCTGACAGCCTTAGGCAGTTCAGCCATCAGTAACTCAACTTCATACTTTCTCAAACCTAACTTCACAAATGCGGCCTTCTTTGCAGCCTTAGAACCTTTCATGTTCTTGATTTCGTCTACCTGTTCTCTTAATGTCTTCATAATCGTGCGTTTTAGAATTGATAATCGTGTGTATTTGCAGGGCTTTCGCCCTGCTGGTTAAACTTATCTTATTTCATAAAAAGGCTGTTCACCTCTGATAACTCTTTTGGCATCTGCAATGCTGTCATATAACTTCGATTCATCACCGTCTATGATTGCGAACTCTTGATGAAAATCATCTATAACCTGAGTTATTGTATGACCTTTGTAAGCAATCTCTTTGATAATTGTCAATTTCATATCATTTGTATTGTGCAGCCCCGAAGGGCTGCTGGTTAAACTTATTTGTGTGATTCTCTAAAATCAAGTTCTGCAATCTTGTGATACTTGTTGATGTCATACAGACCTGTAGCACAACCCATAGCTGATGCAAGTCTTACTGCTTCTTCTAAAGCTGCCATTACATTCGCACTTGCATCTATAGCTTCTTTCTTGGCTCTGTCATACTCTCTTGTATTGACTACTGAATCCTGAACTTTTTCAGCCTCTTGAACTCTTTTGAGAGACTCGTTGATAATTCTGATTTGAGCCTTAATCTCTTTAATGTAATCACTGCTAATTGTCTTCATATCGTATGTATTTTAATTGTTATTACTTCTTGTTTGATGATGCAAATGTAATGCTAAAAACATTACCACGCAAATTAAAAGTAATGCTTTATCTTTATCTTAACATTATTTAGTAATGTAAATAACATTACATATATAAGAATAAGTAATTTTGTAAGTAACTATTCAAAATTAATTTTACATATATGAGTAATTCACAAATAAGTTCGTACCTACAGATGCTAGAGCTCTGTTTGTACAATAGAAAAGCGAGTCCTTAGTATTGTAATCAG